GGTACAACGGTAGGAAGGATACCGCTAATAGGTTCAACATTAGAAACGCCAGAAACAAACGTATAACTTGATTCAATAGTTAGGGTTACGCCTGTTGTTGTAGCAGTAGCGTTTTTGCTAAGAGTAATTTGACTTGCAGAAACGTTGTAATCAACAATTTTGGTTCCAGAAGGAATACCAGTACCAGTTACACCTGCTCCAATAAAGATGTCAGTCATAGAACTGACAGAGGTCACCACAGCAGAACCACTAGTGGTATTCCCAGTACGAGATACGGTACGACTGTCGTCAGCAACAACCAGAATAAATCGTTCGTCACTACTGCGGTTGTAAACGAAAACCCAAGCCTCATTCCACTTGATGGGGTTAGTAAGGGTCAACCCTCCAGCGTTCTTAGTCAGCGTATCAATACGCTTTACAGGCACAGAACCAAGACGCTTCTTAAGACCCTCAACAAGGTCGCAAACACCGTTTTCAAGTACTTTGGCAAAACCAGGCAGCACAAAACTGTCTGCTTGTTGGTTTACCCCTTTATTAAGAGGACCGATGATTTGGCTAAAAAGTTCTCGTGACATCAGCGGTTCAGAATATCAGGACCAAAGTTAGTAACAACACGGCCACCATACATATCGTCAGGACCGCTGATGAAGTTGTAATTTTGAGCCATATCTTCAGTACGCTTCAAAGTTTGCAAAGCGTTCTTTTCGTCTTCTGCCGTATAGGTTTCAAGACTGGCAGAAGTTACAGATCGATTAGCAAAGATACGACCAGCTCGGATCATGATGTAGCGACGACCTGTTTCAGGAATACTGTCCCAATCCAGCTCTTCAACAATCTCAGCTACAAGATCACTAGTGGTGCCAGTAACGCTAACACCAAGGCTACCCCTCAAATCATATGTATTTCTAACGCGATCAAAAAGCCTAAGACCACGAAGAACAAACCTTTGAGACGGGTAGGTAATCGGGTTAAATCGTACAGCCAAGGTGTTGCTAGGAAGCTGGGATTGGCCTGTAGAAGCGTCCAAAGGAATGGAGTCATACAGCATCGTGTTCCAAGACCACCCAGCACCTTGAACCTCACGACTAATCTCATCCAAGGTACGCTCTGCAAGACTAGCGTCACCAGTCAACGGTGGATTTAAAGAGTTAATCGGTGCTTCGCCAATAATGGAAAGCAAAGTGTTAACTGCACTGAGTTTACTGGTCGCCATTATTGCAACAAAAAAGGGGAAGCATTTGCCTCCCCTCATTGTATTGGTAATTAACTAGAAGCTAGTTAATCAATACGGAGCACCGTCGTGCAGCAGGCTCACAGCACACTCAGGGCGCAGGATACCGTGACCCACGGCATAGCTAGCGACCATCATGGTGCTTTGAGTCATGGCTTTGTACTCAGAACCAGTCATCTGCATCGACACGTCTTTCAGAGAGACGGTACCCACAGCTTCCTTGGTGAAGCAGAGGCCGAAGCAGTTGGCGATGGAGGAGGTGTTACCCTGCTCATCCTGGTAGTAGTCGTAGGTACCAGCAGCAGCAGAACCGTTGGAACCGTCCTTACCGTTGATGTAGTTAGGACGCTCACCACGAGTCACAGCAGACTGGTTGTTTTGACCAGCGTAGGTTTGACCGTTGGTGTAGCTGTTGATACCCAGGTGGTTGGAGGTCAGCAGGCGGAAACCAGCCACGCTCAGAACGTTGTTACCAGCAATGGTACCGTTGCGACCGTCAGCGCCGTTCCAATCAGTGTTGATGGCACGATCAGAGCTCAGCACGTCGTAATAAGCACCAGGGCTCAGAACGCACACACGACCATCTTTAGGAGCATCCTTCTCGTCCAGAGCTTGGCAGGACTTGAACAGGTTCTCCACAATCAGGTTGCCACGAGCAGTACGGCTAGCAGCACCGTTCAGGTCAATGCCGGTAAAGGAAGTACCACCAGGCATCGAGTTCAGAACGAACAGACGCTCACCAACTTGGAACCCAACACCGGTACCGGTACCAATCGAACCAATCGGGTTGATAACGAAGGTAGCAGCGCCGTTGGTAGGAGCCGTGGTGATTACACCATAAGAACCAGAGTTTTCGCCATACACAACCTCACCCACTGCCCAATAAGTCAGTTCAGCGGTTTGGAAGTTAGCGCTCAGGGTAATGGTGTTGGTGCTCACCGAAGCATAAGTACCACCGTTCAGTTGGAACCGCTTGGAGTCCCAATCTTTGATACGGCCATCAGACTCGGTAGCAGCCAGAATGGTGCGAGCCAGACGCTGGTCATAGGCACGAGCCAGAGCGCGGCCAAGCTCGGTCGAATAGATCGAACGAACATCCCAGTGCAGCTTGGCTTCATCCAGGTCATAGATCGAAGCATCAGCGATCAGCAGGTCATCAATGGTGATGATCTTTTCGCCAATCATGCCCTTGTTACCCTGACCGGTGATGAAGTCACCAGGACGGTGGTAGCGGCTGGAGAAGCGGCCAGTGATCGGGAAAGAAGCAGATTTGCCCGAAGAGATCGAGCGCTTCATGGTCAGATCCTTGAAGATCGTCTCACGGTTGAAGGTCGTCAGAACTTCACCAGAAAAGATTTTCAGGAAGTTAGCGTTTTCAGCTTCGTAGTTACCGGAGGCAGAGCCAGCGTTATATTGAACGCCATTAAGACTCCCCAACCGGCTAAGAGATGCGTTGAGGTCAGGCATCGTTAGTTAGGTTGTAGAACTGTTTACGGGCGCTCGTAACTCAACTGTTGTTATCGCCTCAGCGGCAACATTGTTTACGTTCGCTAATGAAATATTAACCCCTAGGACCAAGAACGTCGCTACGGATCAATTTGTCTTGAACATCTTGGGTATATGCAGGGTCTTGCAAATACCGAGGATCGCTCATAGCAGCCATGACTTCTTGATTGGATCGAAACACATCAGTGCTCCTTCCAGAAATCTTGCCACCGATCAGTTCAGGCTCGTAACCAGCATTGTCTTGATACGCGTAGTACAAGGATTGCAAAGCGTTACGAGCACGATAATAATCACCGCTATTTACTTCGCGGTTGTAAGCCTCCAGTTCAGCAGCATCAAGGTTTTCCCGAGCCCAGGTCTGGACAGCTTCAAAATTATCTTTGCCACCAATACTTTCCATAATGGTGGTTTCTTCTTCCTGAGACAGAACAGCAGGTTCTTGTTCCTGCTCTTCGGTATCGTCAGTAGAAGGTTCCTCAGCTTTGTCGTAACCACTGCGGCTACCTAGTTTCTTCTCAAGCTCTTGATAAGCCTTAAGCAGCTCATCAGGAGAACGAAACTTACCAGCAATCAATTCTTCTTCTTGCTGCTGCTTGTCAGCTTCTTCAAGAATTTGAAGATCTTGTTCGTTATAAGGACCCGTCTGTTCAGACAGGAAATTATCAGCTACAACTTCCATGATCAACCAATACGAACGGTCAGATCAGGATAAATCCAAACAGGACGCTTTGCTTTAGCAGCAGCAACGTACTGATCATAAACATCAGGCTTTTCAGCTTTGAGCTGCTCAATAAGAGCATCCATTTTGGATTTAGGTTCCGACGGTTTGGAAACCTCAGAAACCTCCAGAGGCTCCACTGATTTCTTGATTTGCCCGGATTGAGTCATTTTCAGCTTTAACGAGAGCGGCCTGTTTAGCAGGATCGTTATTGGGATCTTGCGCGGCCATTTGTTGCTGCATCATCATAGCGGCTTGTTGTTCTTCAGCCATCAAGTCTTCGTCTGACTTAATTAGTTTGTAAGTATCAAGACCATCAGAAGCAGCAAGGCGGGTAATCAGCTCTCGGCTGTTGACGTACTTAGCCATTACTTCAGGACCAAGAGTGCCAGCAATTGTCTGCAGGAACTCAATCAATTTGGCTTTGTCGTTACCTCGTCCAAGAGCGTCTAGACCAGTAGTGATTTGAGGTTTCACAATATCCTTAGGCAGCTTAGGAAGACGCCCCTGACGCTCCATAAGAGCCATCTTGCGGTTCACAAGAGGAAGCTGCATCTCAACGCTAAGGATGCTGTAAATGCCCCCCAATCCGGCTTCCAGCTCCTGTGCAACCATTCTGATTTCTTCAGCGGTCACTCGGTCCCGACCAGAAGTACCAGCTTGAATAGCGCTATTCAAAAGGAACGCAAAGCTCAATCGTTGTTCGATACGAGCAATAGTGTTCAAAGCAACCGTAAGGTCTGCTTGCTTTTGCATTTGCAGAGGAGCCACATCATTTGGATCACCTGCAACAATTGATCCATTGGCAGCCCTAGCAAGAGCGTCAGGACGAGTTGTACCGTTTGGCTTACAGAGGAAGATGATCTTTGCTGCAGCAGCAGAGCCCTCCACAATGGCCTTAGAGAGGTACTCAAGGCTCTTGAGATCTCCAAGAAGCTCTTCGCAATAACCACGTCCATAGGCTTCATGAGCCACACGGAACATACGAAGAGGAATCCAAGGGCTTTTATCAATGGCAACAGAACCAGTCTTACCAATCTGCTTTCCGTAAGCCTCTTGATACCAGTTACACCGATCAGTTTTGTAATCCCAAGTGATATGGGTGTAAAGAAACACACTCCTGTCTACAAACTTTCCGTCTGCATTTTTAGGAGCAGATCCGCTGGGAAGAACGTCTGGACTAACTTCTTCACGCACCACAACCTCAAGGATGTTTCCTTCAGGGTCACGGTTTAGAACAAAAGACTTAAGCGGATAAACCCTGGTGCCAGTCTCAGCAACATACAGCAGAGCGTTACCACCAATGATCAGATGCTTAAGAGCTTCAAACAGAGCAGTGCGATCACCAGACT